CGATACAGTAACTCCGTCCCCTAATGTTCCCGTACCTCCTGTTTGTACTACACTGTCCCCCACTGAAATAGTGCTGACATTAGGAAGTGTAAATGTACTTCCAGTTCCATCTAATGTAATTGTTACTCCAGTGACAGGTCCTGGCAATGTCAAAACATCTCCAGATACTGTTCCAATACCTTTTGTGGTAAAAGTAAGATTTTGTACAATTCCTGGATCTGTGGTTACAGTGTATGAAAATCCAGATCCATAACCACCAAGATCTGAGTTATTGATAGTTAGAACGTCGCCATTTAAATAATTTTGACCAATATCAGTTACTACAATATCAGTAATTGCTCCATTGTATGTAATAGAAGTAATTTCAAATGAGAATCCAGATCCACCACCTAAGTCTGGATCATATGCAGTTAGAACTTCTCCAACTTGATAATTCTCACCAGAAATAAAAATTGTTACATCTGTTACTGCTCCACCACTAACCAAAATAGAGGCAGCGATTCCAGTTCCATAACTTCCAGCAGTTCCATCAACAACATTGATGTTTGCTCCCATGCCATCATGGTTTACGCAATTATATACAATTGTTTGGGTTGGAGTATCTGGTTTGATTAGAATATCAACAAATGCTCCAGGATCTCCAGCAGTTCCTTTTGTAGTTACGAGAAAATTTGTAATGTTTAGAAAATCACCATTTGGATCTTCAAAAAATAGAGGATGACCAGCATTGGAAGCATCCGACATATCAAAACGATATGTATTTCCTTTTATTAATGTTAAAACTGGTTGTGTTACACCATTCACACTGTAAACATTGTCTGGTGGAGGTGATCCAGGATTTGCTACAGAAGTTACAGTAAATGTTTGTGTTGGTGGGTTGAATAAAACTATGTTTGGATAATTTGTATCTGTGTATCCAGAACCTCCAACAATTGTACCAGTGTAATCAACAGTACCACTAATTGTAACGTCTGCTAATGCTCCAGATCCAGAACCTCCTTGGAGAGGTACATCTTCAAAATTTCTTGGGATGTATCCAGATCCACCAGAAGAAGTTGTTCCTGAAATTCCATCAACAGTGAAAGAACAAACAGAGTTTTCTCCAGAACCACCAATTAAAACTTTATTGAGATAATTGCCAGGATTGAAATTCTGACCAGAGTTTGTTAGAGATCCAGTAAAAACATCTACAAATAAATCAACGGTAGCATCACTACCAGTTCCACCAATTAGGGGAATATCTTCGTAATTGCCTGGATCATAATTTTCTCCATTTGTTAGAATAGAAGAACCAAGAGTGGTAATAATTTTTTTCTGTACAGAAAAATCTTGGTATGAAACGTTTTTTTCTAGAGATAAGTCAGCAATAATTTTACCATCAGAAGCAATTCCAATGGTTGAAAGTCCAGACTTATAAATTCCCAGTGAATTTTTACTGATAAAAGCAAGTGATGGAAGTTCTCTTGTTCCATCTCCAATTTTCAAATTTCCAGTAGCAAGGTCACTACCACCCTGGGAAATTGTAAAAATCTGATTACCAATTTGATTGATCTTTTGCCTTTGAATCTCAAAAGTATCAGTTTTGGCGACGTTAATTGCTGGCATTTTTTACTAACTCTCTAAGTAGGGATTTGATTTCAGAGATTTCATCCTTCAACATATTTATGTCTTCCAACGCGGAATTCAAGTGTTTCAATTTACGTCTTGCTTCAATAGCAGAACTGTCGTGATTCAAGATGGCACCTGTGGTCTCGTCTCTGACAAGACCATCATGCCCTTTTACTTTGATGTAGCTCATACGCGGAAATTAGAATGCTGCGACTGCTCTAATATCTTGAACTTTTGGAACGTATGCTGGATCAACTCCCTTCATCACAACCTTGATTGCGAATGATGAGAACTCTGGTAAACCAGATACGCTGTACTTGAGATCTTGATATGCCGACTGCTTCTCAACAATGCTTGAGATAGTATTCTCGGCGCTAGCAATCTCTAGTGAATCTGGTTGACCATTGTCATTGAAATAGAACCACTCTGCGTCTTCAAAGTTCTCTTGACTTGATGCTCTCTTGTACTTGTAAAGAACTTCGATGTTAGCGATATTCTTGACATTAGCAAGTAGATGAACATCAATTGCTGTAGCAGGATTTGTGATGTAGATTTCCTTGGTTACATACTTAGCAACAGAAGAACTGTTCTTAGATGTATCTTCGGCAACAAAGTCAACACCATTGCTGTATGTTACCTTTGCGACTTCCATAAAGAACGCTTCATCATCTGGTTGGTTTGGATATGAGATGATATCACCAACGCGGAAGATATCAGCAATCTGATCTGTCTCAACATTTGCTCTATTGAACAGAACATTATCAATGATTCTACCAGTGTAGTCATCGTTGATTGGTTGAATATCTGTTCTAAGAGTTAGTTGTCTGGTTGTTCTATTCCAAATTACAGACTTACCAGTAATTCTGTTGTCGTATGTGTTTAGAATCTTAGACTCAACAGGGTTTCTGGCAACGATTGTGATTGACTCACCCGCTGCTGATTGAGTCGAACTATTGATGATCGGTGTTACTAGTGATGGACTTGATCCAACAGTGATTGTTGGAGCGTTGGAGACGCTAGTAAACTGAGTCATTTCAAGTTCTTCACCAGTTGTGAATCCTTGCTTAGTCTTGACCTTGATCCAAACATTATTTCCATCAACCTTAGCAACTGTTCCAGAAGCACCAGATGTCTTTCCTTTGACACTCTGGTTATTCTGATACGTTACATCGGGAGTAACTGTTGATAATGAGAATGAATAAACAGGATAGAACTCAAGAATTTGATTTCTTCTTCCATATCTGTTTTCTTGACCGCCAGCATTTTCAATTCTGTTTGAAACAGTTTTGACAGAAGCACTGGAAAGATCAATAACTGGAGATAAGTGAGAAGAAGTGGAAGAAAGTTCCATCTTATAAGTTAGAGATCTTGTAACATTGTTTAGAGTTTCATTGATCTCTGATGCGATTACCTTCTGATTGTCAAAGTAATGTGGTTCGTTTAGGAACGTCTTCTCAAAATCAGTTTGTGAATATGAAGTATAGTTTGTTGTTGAAGAATCAACAGGAACAATGTTAGTTGTCTTTACAGAACTATTAATGGTTGTTCCAGAAACAGTGATGTAATGAACTTGTGGGTATAGAGTTTCAAACTTTCTGTTGTATGTTGCGTACACAGAACCACCACCACTGGTGCTTCTGGAAGCTTTAGTGATCGTTCTGATGTTGTAAGAATCAACACCAGAGTTTGAAACTTGGAATAGGTTGGTATTGAATACCTCAGAAGTTACACCACCAACTTCAGAAACTCCTCTGAAGAATACATAAGACTTTCCACTATCCTCAAATCCATTATCTCTATGGTTGATCTTGATAACACTATTGTTATTCTTGAACAACTTAGAAGTAGCAATAGATTCGGAAGTTGCGTCAGTTTCAACTGGATTTGTATCAAGCAACTCGTAACCAAGACCTACGTTCTTGAGTAGCAACTCGGATGGTCTGGAGATATCGAACTCAGCGCGATATAGAGTGAACTTGAGATCCTGATCTAGATCCTCAGTCCAATTCTCAGTGTTCTGAGACTTGTAAAGAGAACCGAGTGATGGTTGTGTAGTAATTACAGTGCTGGTAGATAGATCGGTTTGACCTAACTTAGAAGACCAGATTTCATAATCAGTTGAATCTGTCTCAACAACCATTGCATATTCGGAATCGTTTTCCAGATATACAGGGTAATCAAAAGCAAAGTGGGTTGGTGTTGTGGACTCTGTGAGACCTACGAAATCGGTTGCTACGCCCATTCTAACTGCTGGGGTATCAATCTCTATGAAGGTCTCTACAACACATCCTCCAGCGCCGTTTCCGACACCTTTGATGACCACCGATGGGGCTTCGGTATATCCAAATCCAGCAATTGATACATCGGCGTTGTAGATCTTACCGTCAGACACATTGATCTTAGCAGTAGCAACTGAACCACCAGGAAGTTGTGGACTTTCAATAGTGAGAACTGCGCTATCGTAATTCTGACCAGGATTAGTAATTCTGATATCAGATAACTTACCGCTATCTTTAGCAATAGTTAGACTTACATCAGTGCCCTCAGTAGCATTTGCTAGAGTTACCGAAGGAATTTCTAGTTGCTCATTCTGTAAGAAGGACTTGCCATTGTGGTTGCTAAGAACAAGAGTATAGACTTGCTCATTTGTTAGATCATATACACCAGTGGATGATGGTGTTAGTTCTACACCATTCTTATCGATAAGTCTGGAAATAGGACCAGAAGCAGCAGAACTTGTTCCAACTACATACTCACCTTTGGTAATTGAGAGATTACCAGAAGCATAGCACTTCAAGTATGTGTCTGGAGATAGAGTTTTCTCGGTTCCAGGTACAATATTCTTAGCGGGTTTGTCGAAGTCAACATTAGTCATGTAAACTCTGACTGGAACATTTGTACTCTTGCTCTTGAAGTATAGATCAGCGCCAGTTACAAACACACCACCATCAAAGTTCTCAACCTTGAATACTTGTGCTAGTGGATTTGGTCTTAGTGGATTATCAGTGTTGCTTTCTACAAACTGAACTCCCTCATTGGATTTGAAGTATGATGGTCTCGTAGAAACGATGCTAGCAGGATTCTGAGGAAGAATACCAGAAGCATAATACTTAATTTCTGCGTAGGTATCTACAGTTGCCTTATCTTCGTTGGTTGTGCTTGAAGTAAATCTAAATGTCAATTCTCCAGAAGTGAAACGGAGTTCTTCTGATGTCTCATCGTATTCAACGGTATCTGCGTCTCCAGACCAAGTAGCATTTTCTCTAGGAGCATATCCAGCAGGAAGAAGAATCAAACCACTGGCATTGCCATTTTCATCCGTTACTACTTCGCCGTTGAATGCGGATAGAGAGTTGCCAGCAACTCCAGTAAATCTTAGATCTGGATTTACCCAACGGTTGATATTTCTGCCTTCTAAGAATACAGAAACTTTGGTAAGGGGCTTCAGTCTTCCGATGACAAACTTGATTGGTCTTGTTCTAGCAAAGAACTGTAGTGAGGTTGAAACAACATTCTCACCAACGGTCTTAGTCTGAACTCCTTTACCAAGTTCGTTATTTTGAGGACTGATGTTTGAAGAACTACCAACAGAAGCGGACTTGACCGCAGACTTTGCTGCTACGGAGTTAGTATCACCAAGAGAATTGATTGATGTAAACGAAGAAGAAGTTCCGACCCAGTTTACAATGAATGAATTGTGAAGACTTGAGAAACTCTCTTTGACGTTATCTTTAGCAATAAAGATGTCAAACAAACTTGTGTTGGTGTCTACTACTAGAGGTTCAATGCTCTGATCGTACCACTGATCAATTTGTGGCGATACAGAACCTTCACCAACATATTGGAATACAACAAATGGGTTTGGATTGATCGTCTTCGATGCGAAATCGTTTCCAAGAAGTTTTAGACTTGTGTATGGAAGAGTGACGATATCTCCAGATCTTTGATAACCAGCAACAGATCTTTGATCTTGTCTTGTGTTGACCTCTCTTAGAAGTAGAGAATCTTCCTTAGATTGTGGTCTTAGAACAGACTGTCTGCTATCAATAGAACATCTGTAATCTGCTGAAACAAGATTACCAATACCATGTGTCTCGAAATTATCAACAAAGAATCCAGACTTGAATCTGTCTAGACCAATTTCATCCTTGACTTGCATATTCAATGCTTGCTGCTCAAGGATGCTGAGAGTGGTGTAATACTCAAGACGCTCAATACGCTTTTCGAGTTTACCGATATCCTTCATCGTATATCTACGATGTTCTACAGGAGTGATTCTTACATCCTTACTTGTAGATGTGTATGCTGGAATGTAAGCATAGAATAGAGGAACAGCATCCTTTACAGGATCTGGTTTTGATGGATTGAGTGAAGAATTACCTTCCTTGACGATAAACTCTCCTCTCTTATTGAGGAAGATTCCATCAATACGATCTAGGTATTGTACCTGACTGAACGAGAATGTGTACTCAAGGTTTACATCTGGAGCAGGGGTGCTTGCTACAACCGATCCAGCGCCAGTGAAGTTGCTGGTGGTAACTTCCAATGATGATGTGTCCTGATAACCAGGAACAATTGTAGAAGTGTTTACTTTTGGTCTGAAGTCGATAACGTTCTTGAGTTCTA